TTCGTCGTGCAGGTGTTCGCTCAATAAGGAAAGGGCATCCCTCATGGCAAAGTTTGTCGCCACTGATTACAGCATCACCGTGGGTGGAACGGATTTCTCCACCAGCCTTGCAAGCGCTGAACTCACTGTTGAAAGCGATGATGTCGAAACCACTGCTTTTGGTGGCGAATGGCGCACGCGCGTCGGTGGCTTGAAGCAGGCATCTGTCACGCTGGAATTCCACCAAGACTTTGGCGCAGGAAGTGTGGACGCAACCCTGTTCCCGCTGCTCAATACGCTCGCCACGGTTGTCATTAAGCCAACCAGCAGCACCGTTTCGGCAACCAACCCGAGCTACACCGCTGTGTGCTTGGTGAACCAGTACCAGCCGTTTGCATCCTCGGTTGGCGACCTTGCAACTCTGTCTGTCACCTGGCCGGTGTCGGGCACTGTTTCTCGCGGTACTTCCGCTTAGGTCTGAAAGGACACCTGCGCATGCTCACCTTTTCCTTGGGCGTTGAATATGCCGATGGGTCGGGGGCGGAAACAACCGCGACCGTCCCCGACTTCATCGCATTTGAGCGCCAATATGACCGCCCAGGCGCGCAAGCGCTCATGGGTCAAGAAGGCCAGCCACGCATTGAATGGCTTCTATTCATGGCGTGGCACAGCATCAAACGAGCCAAGCCTGACACGCCAGACTTTGATGCCTGGTGTGAGAACGTGGTGAGCGTTCGACTTGGCAAGGATGCTGATGTTCCCCCTTTGGAGAGCAAAGCGCCCACTGGCTGATCACGCACCTGTCCTATGAATGGAAGGTGCCACCGTCGGCGCTTCTCGGTGAGTCTCCGCGCATGTTGGCGACGATGCACCGCTATCTACGTTGGAGAGCAAATGAGATGCGGAAGGGGTCACGCTGATGCCAATGAATGTTGAGGTTGAAGGCGTGGCTTCCTTGGTCAATCGTTTGTCCAAGTTTGATAAAGATGTCTATTCAACGCTGAACAAAGAGATCAAGCAAGGTCTGCTCGGTGTTGCCGCAGATGCGCGATCCAATACCCCGCAACGCGCGTTGCGGGGTTGGGGGCCGTGGAATGTGCCCACAGGTCAGACAGGTCAGGTTGGTGCCGTATCGCTTGTGCGTGGCACTCGCGATCTCGGCTTTCGCGGTTCTGCTGTTGCAGCGGGAATCGTGCCGCAGACGGTTCGCAGAAGTAAGCGCGGGCAGGTGGTGCGGTTCGCTGGTCGAGTCATCACCAAGACACCTGCTGGTGCGATCTTTGCCCTAGCGGGCAGCAGGAATCGCAGCGGTGATCCATTCAACCAGCATCTCAATGACAGGTGGGGTGAGCGCTGGCCGCGCACCTTGACCGATGCGCTCTATTCGGCAGGGCCAGAAGCCCGCCGAGCAATTGAGGCAGCCATAGATAAGGCAGCCAAGTCTGTGACAGGAGGTAGGGTCTAGTGGCCAAGTCGCCCATCAATGTCACGATCACTGGTGATTACAACGACCGCGACATCAAGAAGGCAATCAAAGACCTTCAGAGTTTGCAGGGCCAATCAGCCAACACTGAGCAATCATTCACCGGACTTGGCAAGATTTCCGGCATGGCTACCGCAGCCATTGCTACTGGAGCTGCCGCCGCTGGTTATGCGCTACTCAACCTTGGCAAAGACGCAATCATGGCTGCGTCGGACTTTGGCGAAGTCCAGAACAAGGTGCAGCAGGTTTTCGGCCCAGGTGGTCAAGCCACCCTCAACGAATGGGCCGAATCCGCTAATACTGCGATGGGCCTATCCAAGACGGCTGCGCTTGACGCTGCTGCCACGTTTGGCATTTTCGGGAAGTCTGCTGGGCTCGCTGGCGATTCTCTCAACACGTTCTCTACGGATCTGACTTCACTTGCCGGCGACCTCGCATCGTTTAACAACACGACCGTTGATGAGGCAATCCAGGCACTTGGTGCTGGTCTGCGTGGAGAGTCTGAGCCGCTGCGCAGATTTGGCGTGCTACTCGATGACGCTACCCTCAAAGCGCGTGCCATGGAAATGGGCATCTACAACGGCTCTGGTGCACTTTCCCAGCAGCAGCGCGTGCTCGCTGCTCAGGCCGAGATCCTCGCGCAGACAACCGTGCAACAGGGTGACTTCTCGCGCACCGCTGATGGGCTTGCTAACACGATGCGCGTGCTTTCCGCATCGGTGGACAATGCCAAGATTGCTATTGGCCAGGGTCTTTATTACGCCGTGGACGGTGCCATTCAATCCTTTGGTGGCAGCGCTGGACTTGCCCAGACGATTGAGGACACCGCCGATTCGGTTGCTGACTTGACCTATGGCATTGGCGGCATTATTCGCAAGCTCAATGAGTTAGGCGCGACTGCTGCTGAGGCAAATGATGACAGCCAGGGATTGCTGAAAACCATTCAGGACTTAATCCTGAACAGCCCGCTGGTTGGTCGAGGCTTCATCGTTGGGGCGAAGGCCATTCAGACGTATGGCAACGCTGAGCAGTTAGCGGCTGAGGCTGCGTCAAATCAGGCCAACGAGATTGCACGGCTAACTCTTGGCATTAAGGGCTACATTCCAGCGGTTCAGCAAGCCACGCGCGATAACTATTCGTTTGTGCGCTCCACTGGTGCAGCCACCGACCGCATGACGGCTCAAGCTCGCGCGCTCGGTGCTGACATTTCATTCACTGGCGGCACGCTTGATGAGTGGAAGCGCCGCAGCGAGGAAGCAGCCACAAGCACTGGTGGGCTTGGTTCGGCCACGGCCAAAGCCAAGACATCCTTTGCCGATCTTCGCAAGGAACTGCTTGCCAGTATTGAGGATTCACCTGCCGAGAAATATGGCAACCTGATTACGCAGTTGAAGGACAATCTGCGTGATGCTGAGCAGACGTTCATCAACTTCAAGGACAGCGTGGTGTCATCCATCACGCAGGCGTTCTCGTTCGGTGACGCTTACCAGGCTGCCCAAGAATCTGGTATGTCATTCCTTGATGCGCTAACCAAACAGGCTGAAAGCGCGGTGGGCTTTGCTGACCGCATCAAGCAGTTAGTCATCCTTGGCCTTTCCCCTGAGGCGTTGCAGCAGGTGTTGGCTGCTGGTGTGACCGCTGGCACAGGCATTGCCAATCAGTTGATTGAGGGTGGCGCTACTGCCATCGAACAGACCAACCGCCTGGTGGAAACATCAACGGCTGCTGCTGATGAGGTTGCGTTGCTCGCCGCATCTGCCTACTACGGTGCAGGCGTCAAATCAGCCCAAGACACCCTTGATGGCTTCGCTGCCGACCTCGGCCCTGGTGGGCCATCAAATAAGCGCATGCAGCGCATCATGGACAATCTCGCCGCATCCCTCAACCGTACGTCTGTCATCACGGTCATCACCAAATACGAAACCCAAGGCACCCCACCTGCGGCTGCTACACCTGCCGTGGCTGGAAGCATCCCTGGCTTGGCTGCTGGTGGCATCGTCACAGGGCCAACCATTGCGCTCATTGGTGAGGCTGGGCCTGAAGCCGTGATCCCGCTTGACCGCAACATGACAGCCAAGGGTGGCACGACGATCAACCTCACGGTCAATGCCGGCATGGGCACCAACGGTGCCGAGGTGGGCCGCCAGATTGTGGATGCCTTGAAGCAGTATGAGCGGCGCAACGGGCCTGTGCCTATCACGGTGGCGTGATGACGCTCAAGGTTGTCTTTGCCTTTGACCAGGACGCTGGCGGCACCACGAACTTCTTCACCCTTGATGACTCGGTGAAAGGTCTGCTGGATAACACCACGTTCGGTTTGGGTGGTGACTTTTCGCTGGTGGATGTGACCGAGTATGTGCGCAGCGTGTCCACCTCGCGTGGCCGCTCACGCATCCTTGACCGCACGCAATCAGGCTCCGCGCAGATCGTGTTGGACAACCGCGCTCGACTCTTTGACCCCACGGCTGGAACGGCAGTGAGCCCCTATGCCGAGTCCATTGTGCCGCGCAAGAACGTGCAAGTGACGGTCAATGATGAGCCGATCTTCACAGGTTTTGTGGACGATTGGAACATTGAGTTCGACGTATCAGGCGATTCAACAACCACGGCGGTGTGCGCTGACGGTTTCGTGCAACTTGGTCAAGTGACCGTTGGCACGGCAACGCAAGCGGTGCAAACCTCGGGTGGTCGAGTGGGCACGATTCTCAATGGTGCTGATTGGCCATCGTCTAAGCGCGCCATTGACACGGGCGTGGTGACGTTGCAGGCCGATACGCCGAACAACCCCAATGCGCTGGATTACATCCAGACAATCACCGACACCGAGTTTGGTGCGTTCTTCATGGATCGCGCTGGGCTTGCCACATTCCTTGACCGCGCAGCGGTGCAGGACTTCACGGTGACCACCACCCTTGGCGGCACAGGTATTCCCATCTCATCGGTGTCTATTGACTACGGCTCCGAGCAGCTTTACAACCAAGTGGTGTTATCGCGGGCTAATGGCGGCACGGCAACGGTTTCTGATGCCACCAGCCAGACGGCCTACGGCATCAGCGAGTTGGGCAAGTCCAATCTGCTCTTTGATGATGACACCGAACTTGGCGACCTGGCTGCCTACTTGCTGAGCCGTTACAAAGATCCGACGTTTCGCATCAGTGAAGTCTCCGTGTTGATGGATGGCTTGAGCGCTGCGCAGCAATCGGTCATCGCGGCCCTTGATGTCACTTCGCCGCTGGTGGTGACACTCACCCCCACGGTTGGTTCAGCCATCACGCAATACGCCACCGTGGATCGCATCGCGCATTCGGTGTCACCTGGATCGCACACGGTGAGCCTTGCGATGAGTCAGGCGCAGGCGGCATTCATTCTTGATTCGTCAGCGTTCGGTGTCCTTGATACCGATTCGCTTGGCTTCTAGGGAGGTTTCGTGGCTGGTGCAGGTCGCAAGACATTCACGGCAGGTGAGGTGCTCACCGCATCCGATGTTCAGAATTATTTACAAGATCAAATGGTGATGAACTTTGCGGGCACCGCTGCTCGCGCTTCTGCCATTCCTTCACCCACTGAAGGAATGGTCGCTCACATTGGTGGCGGAACCGTTGAGGTGTATGACGGTTCTGCTTGGGTTTCACTCTAGGGAGAGACATGGCTGGTTCTGGTCGAAAAACGTTCACCGCTGGTGAGGTGCTCACTGCGTCTGACGTGAATGGCTACCTGCAAGACCAGGCGGTGATGAACTTTGCGGGCACCGCTGCGCGTGCATCTGCTATCCCCACGCCTTCAGAGGGCATGGTCACGCATGTGGGTGGTGGCACCGTTGAGGTGTATGACGGCTC